CCCGAGTCCGGCGGAGCCTCCGCGCCAGCAGGATGCTCAGGGTGCTCCTCAGCGGGGGTGGCCGGCTCCGTCTTAGGCGAGGTCGGCGGGATCTCCTCCTTACCGACACGCGACGGCGGGACGACGATGCCGCTCTTGTACAATTGCCGGGCATCGTCTTCGCTGAGTTTCTGGCCGCTCTGAAGCTTCGAGAACGCCGCATTGAATGGCGTCTGCTCAACTGGCTGCGCAGCGGTGACACCTGGCGCGAACCGCACGCCGGGGCCGCCCATCAATTCATGCTCGCGCAGAAGCCTCCGGTTTTCCTCGCTGAAAAAACCCGTCGGCTTTTCCGGCGGCACCGCCGGTCGCGGCCGCGGCAGAGGAATTTGACCCTCCGGACCCTTCGGGGCCTCCTCGGCATGGGCTGTGCTGATCGGTGACAGTTCTTCAAGAAGGCTTTGCTTGCCGTCGGTCGGCGCCGCTGCTGGCGCGGCCTTCTTGCCAGAAAATTGCTCCTTTAACTTTTCCCACGTCCACTCAGCGGCGAAGCCCGCCAAAGCCGCCTTGCCAAGCTTTCCGCCCAGTGTCCTGAAACCAATCAGCATCCCCGCGCCGATTTCCAGCGTGGAAGCATCCTGATCAAACAGCTTGTTAAATGTGTCCTTGAAAGGCTTGACGAAACTAGAAGCGTCATCCTTCAGGGATTTTAACGCCTTCCCAATCGTCTCAAATGTTTTTTGCCATTTCTCTACGCCAGCATCCGCGTGGGTGTCGTCGCCGACGATGGCGCGCGACAAGCCGAGCATCGAATCGCCGAAGCCCTTGATGTAGGGCGTGATCTTTCCAGCAATGTCCCCGCCCCACGCGAGGATTTTCTGGTGGTTCTCCGAAACATACTCGGTGAATTTCTCCATGTTCTCCGCCCACGGCTGGGCGAACATGAGACCGAGCTTCGTCTTGGTGATATCAAGAACCGAGGAGAGCCGGTTGAACGCCTGATGGAAGGCGGTCGCCCTGTGCTCCTCGACATCACCCATGGTGAGGCCGAGGTGCTCCATTTTGTGCATGAATTCTTCGATGCCCTGACTACCCTGCTTGAACACAGGGATCATGTCGGAGCCCATCGTGCGCCCCATGGCGCGCATCAATATCGAGGAGTTTTCCGCTGCGTTGCCGCTGTTCTTGACGAAATCGGCGACGTTTTTGAAAACGTCCAGGACCTTCGGCCCCTCGCCCTGGATCGATAGTAAGCTGCCGTTGAAATTTTTTAGCGCCTCCTCGGCGCCCTCGGTATTTCCGATCAACCCTTTGAAAATATTGTCGGTGGTGAGATTGGCCTCTTTGCCTGCCTCGGCAAGCGTCTTCTGGCCTTTGAGGATATTGCCAACCGCCTTGGTGACGACCTCGTAAGAACTGAGCCTGTCATTTGTCCGCTTCTTCTCAGCCTCGTGCTCGGCCTGCTCCGCGTGCTCCAGCGCGGTGACGGCCTCCCTCCGCCTCAATAGCTGCTCTTGATGCGGATCAACCCGGCCGCCGAACGCCTTCTGGCGGGCCAATCGAGCGCGGTCGACCGACTCCTCGGCCCTATCAACCCGGAGATTGTCGTCGATCACCTTGTCGGAAGCGTTGGAAACCTCCTCCTTTACTTTTTGCCATTCCTGCGTGATCGCCTGGCCCATGCGCCGGAAACTGGTGCTGAGCCCTTCCCCGCTGCCGCCCAGCGCAGTAATCGCCCCCTCAAGCGCGGAGATATTCTCCACGCTCTCGCCGGTCTGGTCGGCCAGAATTTCCATCTGGTGGACAGTCTTGGCGCTCTCGTCCGCCCACTTGAACGTGAGCCCGCCGATCGCGGCGCCCGCCGCTGCCACGCCAGCAAGCGTCTCGGCAAGCTTGGCGAACGGCGATTCCGCCTTTTCCGCCGCCTCGGCTACTCTGGCAAAAGCTTCAGTGCCCGCGCTCGCGATCTCGCCGAACGCCTCGATGACCTGGTCTTGGCCGGAGAGGGCAATCGACTGAACTATGTCGTCCCCGGCCATGCTAAGCTCCAGCAAAGCTGCGAGCCGCTGAGACGGACAAACATCTCAACGGCTCTAACCACGGACAAGGGAGTGTCCTATGGCTGGCAAACCCAGTATCACGCCTTGGTTGGTCGGGAAACGCTTCGGGCAGTGGACCGTCCTGAAATGGTTCCCGCTTTATTATCGCCCGAAAGGGAATGGGCAAAGCAAAGTCGCGGGTCTTCTGTGCAGATGCGACTGCGGCAAAGAAAAAATTGTAGATAGCTCCAGCTTGCGATCCGGACGAAGCCACAGTTGCGGCTGTCTCAGAAGAGAACTCATGAGCCGCTTTCCACGACATGACGGCGAGGGCATCAGACACCGATTCACCTCAAATTGATGTGGTAGAAACCTTTTAATTCATTTGCTACCTGCTTGATGATATCCCGCAGGTGCCACTTCTGCGGAATCGTCACCTGCGGCGTCAATATGTACTCTGGCTCCTTGGTCTGCGTGTCGAACAGCGCGCGCCCCTTGCGAAACAGATTCCCGCGATCACGCGGCCATACCGTGTTGTTGGGATCAATAGGAATCGCCAGCATCCCATTTTTGCCGGATATCGTGGCGCCAAACTCGAAAACCTTCCAATAGCTAACCGGCGGCCCGCCACTCATCGTTGAGACGATCTTGATCTCGTTGCCGCTTTCCTCGGTCTTCGAATTGAATGCCTGTGTCCACCGCGGGCCGAACCTGCCGCCGCCCGCAATGCTGGCGCGGCCGCGCTCCTCGATCGCCTTGGCGGCGTCTTTGCAGGCGTTCTCGCATGCCTCCTTAACAGCATTTCCAGCCGCCACCATGTTGCCCTTGAGCTTTCCGGCGTTGCCGTCGTATGTGAAACCGACCATGGGCGTTAGTCCTCAAATGATAGCCGGATTTCGGCGTCCTTCGCCCAGCGCTCCAGTTGCTTCTCGTAGGAATGCTTATCACCGTGCTGTGCGATCCGGATCTGGCTGACGAAATCGATCCGCTCCTGCGATTTCCGCCTTTCTTGGATGAACAGGAGTGCGGACATCTGCCGCGGCGTCAGCTTCCAGACGGCTGGGTGGCGGGCGGCGCCGAGGGCTTCGGCCTGGGCGGCGAGGTCATAGCCTGGGCCTTTGAAGCGACTTGCACGACCACCTGTAACACCTGCTGGGCTCCCGATGACATCGAAGCTAACTCTTCGAGAAAAGGGCCGAGGCCATCAGGAAACGTGCACCTCCCAATGGCCTGCACGAGCTTTAGCTGAACGCCCATTCCCAAGCTGCGGCCGCGTGACTCGGCCACGTCATTGCCGAGCATCGAGTGCTCGCTGCCGTTGCGCTGGCTCGCCGCCAGCATCGCACCCAGCAAGGCCGGGTCCCATCCAGCGATGTTCCCGCCGCTGCTGGCCATCTGGTGAAACGCATTCGGGAAACGCTGCAGTATCCTTCCCACGTCTTCCGTGGAGATGCCGAAGACCGTCAACTCCTGGCCGTCCCCGACGGGCACCTTCTCGCTGCGCGGCAGAACGTCGAGCAGCGACAGCATGCTTCCCATGGCACATCCTACGCATCACCCGGCCGCCACCTACGGCGACAGAATGTCCGTAGCCGTGGCGTGACCGAAGGCCTGAGTTACGTCGTCGTAGAGCACGTCGCATTCGAAATCCATCGCGCCCCACGTCCCGCTGCCAGCGGGCAGCAAGCTCATGGCCTTACTCGGCGTGAACAGGCAAACAGGGAACTCATACGTCCACTGTGGGCCGACCACGTTGGTGCTCACGAACTTGAATGCCGCGTAAATCAGCGGCTGCGACAAGATGCTGACCGAATGGGTGCCTGGCGGAGACTCCGCCTGAATACCCAATGCAGCGAACGCCAAGTTACGGGCCGTGAACTCTTCGAGCACCATGGTGAGCGTGGCCGCGAGTTCGGTCACCACGACCATGTCCTTTTTTCTCACGCCTATGCGTGACGAGAAGTGCTCCAGCCGGGTCGGCTTCACCTGGAACGTGAACTCGGTGATATTGCCCGCGTCGACATAAGCTGCGTCCGGGTTTGTGCTCGGGGGGATCAGCTTGATGTAGCCGATGCCGCGGCCGACGACATAGTTACCGATATTTGGCGACTGTTCATGAGGCGCGACCATTGCCGGCTCCTTTCCTAGTAGCGCGAGGGAAACAGGGGGTAGCGAAAGACGTAGAACATCGAGAGGATCGCGCCGCCGCCCCCGATGGTTCTGCCGGGCTTGAGGTCCGTGGCGATGGAGGACAGCCAATGCATGCCGCCGGCCGTCACCAGATCGATGATCTCGTCATCGTTGGTGATGATGCTGTTGAGCATGGCCACCCAGTTGGAGATTTCCGTTCCTACCGGCGCCGGCGCCATTTCGAGCGTGTCGTTCGCCACCGTGTCCCGGTTTTGCAACAGCACGACAATCTGCGGATCCATCTCCCAGATGGTCGGCGGCATCTTTGCCGACTTGTGAATCGACACGTCTTGAGTGCACTTCGCGTCGCCGTCGTAAAGCAGATAGGCCGGACGCGGGACGACAGGCGGATCGCCGGTCTCGGTAGGGCCGTGGTTGCGGTAAGCCGAGGCGATGCCATCGAGCCCTTGGCCTATTTCCAGAAGGCGGGCGAGAATGGCCTCGCGGCGATCGAGTGTCGGGTCGAAAATCGCCCGCGGGGCAATCCGCTCTATGGTCTGATGAACGCTCATTGCCTCACACTCAGGCGCCAATACAGTTGCCTGCTGGTGCCTCCGATCTTGGCTGGCGGCGCAATGATCTTGAGATACCGGCTCACGATCGGCTCACCGCCCGCGTCCATCGCCACGGAGCCGTCCTCATTGAAGATCAGCGCAACGAGGGCATCCTTCTCGCTCGGACGCGGCGTCAGCTCTGCCCCGGTATCCGGGCTGATGGCCGAAACCACGGCCTTCATGTCGGCCGGGTTGCTGATGCCGCCGACCCGCTCCATCGTCGAATACTGCCCGAAGAGGACGAGGATCCAGCGATCGGGAATGCCCTGCTGGCGCAGCAGCGCAAGCTCGCCGTAGCGCGCGATCAGGTTGTCCCAGATGCTGCGGGACTTATTGACCGGGAATGGCGCGGGTTGCGGCTGCATCACATCTTCACCGCGCTGTTCACGACCAGGACGGCCGGGAAGTTCTTGCGCACCAAGCTCAGCCAGCGCTCGCCATAGATCGTCATGGTGAAATCGATCGGCGAGTTCGGGTCCGGGACCGAATAGGTGACCGACAGGTCGGGCGTCCGCTCGCTCGACACGAGCTGGCCGGTGCCGGACTCGCCGCGCATGATGGCGACCTGAATGAGGTGTGCCGCGTAATAATATAACCCTAAAACTTGATTGGCGTCATCGACCCAGTCGCCGTTGCCGCAGGTGACCACGGCCTCCTCGATCGCAAACTCCACCGAGGCGTCATCGACCGAATCGAACGCCGGCTTGAACTTGAATTTGAGATTCGCGGCGGTCGGTACCGTCACAGCCGGTTCCTCGTGTCCGTGACCGTCATGATTCCGCAGCTGAGCGTCGAGATATTCCCCGACGCGTCGACCAGCGTGGCCTCATGGTAGTAATTGCGAAGCAATTCGACGGTATCGCCGCGCTCGATCTGCACGCTGAACGAGGTTGCCGGCGAGCCCACGGCTACGCCGCCGTCGATCGTGGACTTCTCGATCAGCGCGGCCGGCGAGCTGTCGAAATCGGGAATGCCGAATGCTTCCTGATAAGCCCGCCAGTAAATATCGCCGGCGAGCGGCGCGGCCGCTGGCGCCGTGAGCGGAACGACAGCGTCGTTGCCCGCAGGCACGGAAAAGTTCTGCGCAACCGGCGCGGTCATGGCGTGGCCGGCGGGGCTGCTGGCGCGGCGCCGCTGGCGGTCAGCGTCAGATCCCCTTTGCCGAGATACTCGGCAATGTCGGGACGCAGCGGGACAGCCGTTTTCGTTTCGCCCGGCCGGATCACCACCTGCTTGCCGAACCAATCGTGCACCACGCGCGGCGCCTTCGGGTTTTTGCTGGTGATGTCATAGGTCTGCGGCTTGACCTCCTTCGCCTTCTCCGCCATGGCGGCGAGCCTTTCCTCACGCTCGGTCGGCTCGAACATCGGCTCGGGGGGGAGCCTTCTCGTCGGTGTGATCGGCATGCTTTTCCCTTCCTGCCTGGCTCTGCTTTCCCGCGCCTTATGGGCTGCCGACCCCGCTGATGCCGTCGACGTAGCGGACCGCCCCGGTGCGCCGGATCTCGACCGACCCAACGCGGAAAATGCCGGGGACGTCGAATTGAAGCGCGGACCGCTGGAAGACCGGCAGGAACTGATGCGGCATCGGGACATGGAGCTTGAGAACGCGAGCGTCGCGGCGATAGACGATCATGCGCCCGCCGCCGTCGGCGCCGGCGGAATCGAGGCCGAGCACGCCGCGGATCGTCAGCGGCCTCCCGGTGTTGAACGTGTAGAGGTTGTAACGCGACAAATAGTCGAGCGCGTTCCCATAGGTATTCGGGATTCGAATGTTGGCGAGCTTTTGCATCTCACCGATCGGGAGCAGCACGGTATCCGCCATCTCGACGGTCAAGCTGCCCTCATAGACGCCGGTCAGCGCGTCCTGAACGTCGCCGATGATCTCGTCCGCTGTTTTCACCGACCAGTGCGACGAGCCTGCGGCCCCGGTTTTTGCGGTGACCACCGCGACGTAAGGATTGTTGAAAAGCCCGGTGATGCCCTTCGCCGACGACCCACGATAGGCGTGATTGTCCATGAACATCTCGTAGGAGAAATGCGCCGCCTCGGCCTTTTCCCCGGTGAGATTGAGGCCAGGGATCATCATCGCCTGGCCAACCTCCTCGAGGGTCCAGTTGTACCCGATGCCCGCCATCTCGATGCCCTGCTCGAACTTGTTGCGGTTGATGTCCGCAAAGGGCATGTCGGTGGCGACGTTGCTCAGCCATTCGGCTTGGCCGACCTTATCGAGCGAGTAATAGGTGATGGATTTCACCCATGGCCCCCCCGAACTGTCTATAGGTATCAGCTGCTGATAAATAATTTCCGGATATTCGATCCGGTAAACTTCCTGCTCGATGTAACTGGTTTGGCTGACCAGGAAGGCCATCGTCTGTTGTGGATTGTCGTAAACATTAAGGCGCATCTCGGCCTCCCCTTACCTGTTGCCGGCGATGTTGCCGATGCGGACGACGGCGAGAACGGGCGCGTTTGCGCTTCCTGCCGCAGTGGTTTGCCACCGCGCATCCTCGATGGTCGTGCCGGCCGCGCCGAGCTTTCCGGTGGTGGTGTCGTAGGTCACCGCCGCACCAACCGCGACGCTGCCGTAGCAATTCACCCAGAGGTCGCCGGTGCAGAGAACGCCGGCGTTGTCGTATTGCGGGTAAACATCCACGGGGAGCCCTTCCGCACGGGCCAGCGTCTTGTCGGCACGCGTGACGCCGACAAAGGCGGTGCCGCCGACAATGCAGCCGGCATCGGACAGGGTGCCCTGGCTGACGGCGAGGCCAAAGCCGATGCCGCCCGCGGTTTCCACGGTCCGGGTATCGGCCGAAAAGTTGATCTCGCTGGCGAGATCGCCGTTCTGGCCGACCGGCTGATAGCGGTTGTAGGTCGATTGAACAGGAGCTGGTTGCAGCATGTTGGTTTCCTCTCGGCGCTGCGGCGCCTTACGCGCCCGCGCCCGTCTGGGCGTGCGTCGGCTGTTTCCACGCGTTGCTCATTCTGGCGACGTAGTCGGCATAGGCCGCGTCTCTGAGCGCCCGGGGATCGCTCGCAGCGCCTCCCCCGCGGCCCAGCATCGACAGGCTGTCGGCCAGACGATCCGTGCCGGTGCGCGGCTTGAGATCCGCCGTCACCGCCTTGAAGGCGCCGATCATCTCCGCGTCGGTGAGTTGCTTGGTGGCGGCGTCGCCCAGCTTGGCGCAGACGACCGCGCGCCTGATCTCGGCGGCCGAGGACTTCGCCGTCAGATCCATCTTGCCCTCCAGCGCCGCGTCGGCCTTGAGGAGCAGATCGATCTTCTCGTTCACCGCGTCGTCGACCTTGGCGACCGCATCCTCGAGCTGCTTCTTGAGCGCAGTGTTCTCGCCCTTCAGGGCGGCAAACGCGGCATCTTTCTCGCCGCGCTCTTTCTTCTCCCGCTCTTGCTCCGCCTCGACGTCCTCGTCCTTCTTCTTGGCGTCGGCGAGCTGCTTCGTCAGCGCTGCAAGATGATCGGTGACGTGCTTGGCCGCGAGTTCGGTGGCAAACTCGATCGTCTGCCCGTCAATGAGCGTCTTCACCAACATTTGGCCGTCTCCTTCATATCCTTCGTCCCCGAGGCGCAATCGCGATCCGCCTCTGGCAGCGGGGACGACAGCCAGGTGATTTCCGCGTATCGCTGTTTGGATTGCGTCGTAGGCCTCGCCGTCAGGCGTGGTGCCCTTTTCCCACTTCAGCTCGGTGGAATAGCCGACCGAAAGCTCCCGCACCCCGTCGCGCTCGTAGGCGCGGATGGCCTTGCCATCCATGATCAACATCGGCACGCGCACGGTGTCGCCGTCGCGGGTGACCTCATCGCCAATGTGGCCGATGGCGTATTTTTCCCAGTTATTGGAATCGACCATGTCGGGCGGGTGATCGAACGTGATCGGCTTGTGCGCCATGCTCTGCATCGCCGCCTTCGAGAAAACCTCCTCGGGCGGCCGATAAACTCGCACCACCGCCATATCCGGGACGCCTAGCTCACTGCCCCCATACTCCTGGATTCCGGTGCGGGCGATGCGCGCAGAGGCGACGAGATAGCCATCCGCGCTCTTGCGGATTTTGCCGCCATCGACGACGAGCCGGATG